TCAGAACAGGTTTCATATAAAGCACCGTGGTTCGTGGTTATCATATGCAGACCCGCGGACAAAGCTTCGAGTGCTGATATACAAAACGTTTCTTCCCAAGTATTAGGGTATGGAAATATTTTATAATCCTGTAAATGATCTAGAATATATTCATTAGGTTTGTACCCAATGTAATTCACATTAGGAAGTTGTCTGGCTTGTTCATATAAGCCTTCATATTGCTTATCATTTTGTTCTTTAAATGCAGAACCATAAACCTGACATGAAGAATAAACATCTAAAGTAATATCATCTCTTTTTAAATATTGCATTGCTGCAAGCATCACGTTTAATCCTCTCCAAGGAGTAGGATGAAAAATCATTTTAATAGGATCACCTTTAGTATGAGGTTTAATTTCTTTGAAATGACGACTACAACCATTCTTCAACACCACACATCTTTCAGTGGGAATATCAAAAAAGTATCTAAACTTTTCATAATTCCAATGTGAGTTAAAAACATACCAATCATATTCTTTATGTCGTTCTTTATTCTTAAAGAACTCTTGAAGGTTAGGTTGATCGTATGAATTCTTTTGCCAAAGAATATTAATTTTATTTTTATCTAAAGGGACTTTACCTGGAATAGAAGTACAGATTTGAAAGTTGTCTAGTAAATCTTTACTGACAAATTTTTCTAAAAATGAGTGTTGTAATTCAGTACCGCCTGCAGGTTGCATTAGTTGGTTTTACCAAAAACTTCTAATGATGCAACTGTTATTTTTTGGTTAACTTGTAAATCTTCAGCTTGAGTTTCTGTATTAGGGTCCGCTACATCTGCATCAAATTCTTCTTTAGATGCATACTTTCTTTGTGTTCTTTTGTTAATAACTTCTTCTTCTGCTTTTGCAGGTAATACAGGAACATCTTTTCCATTTATTCTTACTGTTTTTGTCATGATGGTTTACCTTGTCCTCTTCTTGGTTTCTTTGTATATGATTTATTAGGGGATTTTGCAACCCTACCTTTACGTTTTTTTCTCTTCCTTTTTTCAAAGGTATTTACACCAAATCCTTTTTTCTTAGCCATTTTCCTGTGATCTGTTTATAAGTGCGTAAGATATAATACCATGACAAGTTCCCGCAGTATTTACTTGCATGACTAAACTATCCCCTTCTTCTAAATTTAAAGGTTCACCATTTAAAGGATACTCAGTTGTATCTGAAGAAATTGCTTTATGATAAACAACGAAGCTTGTACTTGCACTGCTGTCATGAAAATAGACATGTGCATCTACATTGTTGTTATGTTCATTCGCAAGTGTATACCCTTTAACAATAGCTCTAGATGAAGCATCTATCGTTAATACGGTTGTAAGATTTGTTGTATCTAATTCGTAACCTGCGTTTTTATATTGTATTGTCATTAACTAAAAAACCAATTAAAAGTATCCTGATCATTCTTCAAATCTTGTTGATAAGAAGTATTAAGTTGATTTTCAATGGTCTCCAATGCTTGATTAATTTGTCTAAATCCTGAGGGTGTATATTCAGGTTGCGGTTCTGGAATGTATACGTTAATCTTCGCCATTATCTTCTACCATCTGGGTTAATGTCTGCCCTAAAAGTCCCAAATCTCCAATTTTCATTTACATCATCATTTTCAATTTTAATACTTGCAAGTCTCCCTCTAGCTCTTGTATCTACTTTTGAGGTACTACTATTAACAGTGAAAGGACCTAAAGGTGATGATACAGGATCCTCGATTGGAAACTTTTTCAAACCTATGGTTATTTTAGCATTTCCTTGTAAGTTTTTAAAGTCAGGGATAAATCTTCTCATATTTAGTAAATATTCACCATCGCCTTGTAAAGGTAAATCAAAATCTCCAGATTGCACAAAAGCTTGAATTGCTGTTGGATTACCATTTAAATCAACTTCATTATTACCCACTTCGTGTGCATAAAGTAAAGATGAGCCGAAAGTATTAGTCGCTCCATTAATGGGTGGGAATTGTGGTATACCTGTATCATCATACTCTGTTCCATAGGGGTTTGGATAAGTTGAAGAATCTGAGAAACTTGATCTTTCTAAAGTCATGGTTGACCAAACATTTTCAACATAGTTATAAACTACCGCTCTATTGTTTTGAATAGCGGGATCATTCAAAGGTTTACCCGCTGGATAAAACCAAACAATTTCATTGAACAAAGAATTGTGAGATGCATAAATAATTTCATTTGATGAATAGTTAATGCCTACATTGTCTCCTGAAGTTGCAAATACAAAATCTTCTACTAATGAAGGTAAGAGTTTGACAGTACCATCAAATTTAAAAAACCCTCCTGCAAGACCCATCCAGTAAACTTCTCCATCCGCATAAACTGCCGCGTGTTGCCCAATACATCCACAATTTGATCCTACCTGTCTAATTGAGAAAGTAAAAGGAGGACCTACAAACTGCATGGTATAAGCTGCCTGATCGGTAAGAATTAAATTGTAATCTTTACCCGAAACGGCCGCAACAATTTTATTACCTGTATCTAGTCTAAAAGTACCTGCAGTATTTACCGATGTGGGTTCATAAACATTAAAGTTTTCCTGATCAGAAAATCGAATAAACATTGGATCTTGAGTTGTAAAGGTTCCAATCGTTGTTTCTGTTCCTAAATGAATAAGATGTCGATCTCGATCAGATACAAGCGTGATACGTGATGCGGTAGGCGCGCCTGTCATAATAGCAGCACGCTGTGTTAATGGATTTCCCGCTGCTGGATTCCAAGTAAATGTTTCAGAATCTTTAATCGTTGCAACTAATATTTCACCAAAATTATCTAATGACCAGTTACCTGGATCTAAAATTACATTTGAAGTTGAAGATTCTTCTCCCCAACCCCCTGTACTCCAAGTATCTGTACCCCAGCCATAACCATACGTTTGAATGGTTGGGCCTATTTCTATGTAAGTATTTACAGATGCAGATCCTTGATTAGACATTCCTGTTCCTGATTCATTACTCGGCATCGTAATGGTAAAAGTATCTGCGTCAGGTGTTGTTAAAATTTCAAAAGCATTGGTTTCAAAATCATCTGTGGTATAACCTGTTTCACCACCACCAGGAAGTGTTACTGAAGTAAAAGTAAAATATTCTCCAACATCTAAACCATGAGAAGTTTTATTAACCGTGACGGTTGCTGAACCTGTAGTTGAATCAAATGTAAATCCAGCCACTGCATCATTAAGAGGAGTAATATCATAAAAGGCATCTTCATAATAAATGAGTAAACATTTAGATGTTCCGATGGCTGCGTATTTTTTACCTGTTAAATCTGTCCAAGTATGCATCGCACGTGCTGGAGCTGAAAAGGTTTGTTGACCAATGGCTGTCCAACCTCCAATTTTTTCAGGTTGACCATATCTGAATCTAACAAAATCACTATCGATCCATTGGCCTTCAGCACCTGATGGAGTGTCTGTTTTATTAATTCCTGGTCTTATAATTACATTCGCTAATGGCATATTGCCATTTTACACTATCTTATACCCTTGTCCAAGTAGGAAAGAATATTAGAGTGCTGGAGCTGTATTAAAAGAAAAAGAAATTCTATCTTCTTTAGATTGGTTAGGTTGAACGCTATGTTTTAACCAAGAAGGGAAAACATATAAAACATTTTCTTCTGGTGGGTAAGCTGCAGCTAAGGTATTTAATGAGTTTAGACCTGTCATATCTTCTTGACGCAAATACATATCTATAGAACTTGGATTGTGAAAATAAATAGGAGCACTTGTATCAGGAACTTTTACGTAAAAAGCTGCTGATAAAATACTGCCATAATGACAATGAGCATGATTAAAATCTTTATAACCATTAACATTAAACCATATATTAGAAATTTTTAATGGTTTTAAAGCATAAAGGTTTTGAGCTTCTGTAACAAAAGGAACTAATCTTTCTGTTATTGATTTAATTATAGAATGATCCAAAGGTAAATCATTACTCTGATAACCTCCTTCATTACTTACATTTCTTCCTGCATTATTTTTTTTATAATCATAACAAAAATCAACAATGGAAGGTATATCTAAATTTAATTTAAAATAAAGAATGTCTGTTCTAAACAGATTTTCAATCATTTTTAGAGGTATAAATAATGTACACTATATTACAATAGTTATTTTAAGAAATTTCCGCCCTGTAGTTGAAAGTATCCTGGACTAGCACTATTACTGGTTATGGTAACAGTAGTTTGTGTATTTCCATTGACAGGAATTAAAGATAAAGATCCAGCATCTCTTTCAGATCCTTGGGTTTGTCCTCTTGATTTAAAGGTAAATACTCTTTTGGTAGAGCCGTCTGGAAATGTAGCTGTCCAATGTCTGTCTGCACTACTAGAGTAAGCCGTTCGATCAATATGAAAATAAATATATAAACCACGTAAATCTGTTTTATTGCTAGTGCTTCCATCAATAGTTAAATTATTTAATGTTAAAGTATGCGTTCCTGAAAATTGTGTCGTTCCTGATTGTGTAACTGTTACCCATGTAGGTTGTTTTACAGATATAGAATCAACTGAACTATCTACATATGCTTTAATACTTTGTTGAGTAGCTAAAGCAGTATTGGAATCAGAAGACATATTATCTTCGTCTAGCACAGAAACTTCTTGAGGTGCAGAAGCACCTCCTGTAGTGTTTCCTAAAACTTTATAACTACCTACATCTTCAATCTTAGCTTTAAGTACATTAGCATCTAAAATTTTATCTGAAGTAATTTGGTTGTCTGAAATTAAAGCAGTCGTAATAGAATTTGCATCAATTTGTGCTGTACCAATAGTTCCTCCTAATGTATTTAAAGCAATTTCGGTTATGTTAGTTCCATCAGAAAAAGCAGCATGAATTTTACCTTCATCTAAAGTAAATCCTGTTCCCGAAGCCGTTTTAAAAGTTAAAGTAAAAGCACCGTGAGTCGTTGCATCTTGTAAGATATAAAATTTTTCAATGCTATCAGGTAAGTTTACTGTTCTATTAGCAGTTAAAGTTCCTGTAAATTTAAGCACCATGTTTCTTGCATTGGAAATAGAAGCATTAGACATAGCAAGGGTAACATCAGCT